CGAACAATATAATGCGGAATCTTGTTAGCTACATGAACAACATAGCTACTTTCTGCACCAACACTGTAAAAGCAGGACATCCTAGCGAGTACGTGGCTATTGAGGCAGTAAGTGTACCAACTAGCGGAACAAGCGAAGGCATGATTAAGTCAATGATTAAAGGATAACCTCATGGCTAAACCACGGGACTACAAGAAAGAGTACAACGAGTACCACAAGAAGCCCGAACAGCGTCGACGAAATGACGGACGCAAGCAGGCTCGCAGAAACATGGTCAAAATCCACGGCAAAGGCAAACTAGCTGGTAAGGATGTAGACCACAAGAATGGCAACGCGAGGGACAACAGTCCTTCTAACCTAAAGATACGGTCGGTGAAAGCCAACCGTGGCGACAAGAAATAGGATCAGCTATGTCAGTTGACTTTAGAATATCGAAAGATAATCCCAAGGGGTTCACTAACTTTGTGTACCTCATCTGGGATCATCTAAGCCTCCCTGAGCCAACCCCCGTCCAAGTGGACATCTGTGATTTCCTACAGAACGGTGGCTCTAGGACGGTGATAGAGGCTTTCAGGGGGGTAGGTAAGTCCTACCTCACCTGTGCCTTTGTCGCTTGGGTCTTACTTAATGACCATGAGCACAAGATAATGGTTATCTCTGCGTCTAAACAACGTGCAGACGATTTTTCCACTTTCGTTCAGCGACTAATGATGGAAGTCCCTATCTTGGGACACCTCGTAGCCTCTAGCGAACAACGATGGAGCAAGATCAGCTTTGACGTTGGCCCTTCACAAGCCTCTGGTTCCCCTTCGGTTAAGTCCGTGGGGATCACAGGGCAGCTGACGGGGTCTCGTGCAAACCTAATCGTCCTCGATGACGTTGAAGTACCAAACAACTCCATGACAGTCCTTATGCGAGAACGCCTTGCAGAGGCCGTCAAAGAGGCTGACGCGGTGTTAAGTCCCAACGGTAGGATCATGTACCTAGGGACTCCACAGACCGAACAGAGCCTCTACAACACCCTTACAGACCGTGGATACCTAATGCGTATCTGGCCTGCTCGGTATCCTAGCCTAGAGAAAGCTAGAGACAGCTACGGTGATCGTCTGGCTCCTATGATCCAGAAAGGTATTACCGAGGTTTCTATAGGGCAATCCACAGACCCTAAACGCTTTACCAATGAGGATCTCACCGAGCGTGAGCTGAGCTACGGACGTAGTGGCTTTGCTATGCAGTTCCAGCTAGATACATCTCTATCTGATGCTGATAAGTACCCTCTCAAGCTGGCTGATCTGATAGTCATGCCAATAGATAGGGACAAGGCAGCCCAGAAGCCCATGTATGGCCACTCACGGCCTTTAAATGATTTACCTAACGTAGGCCTTAGGGGAGATCGTTTCTTCGCCCCAGAGGCTCTAGAAGGCTCCTACGAGGACTTCACTGGTTCAGTGCTGGCGATAGATCCCTCTGGTCGAGGAGCGGATGAAACCTCGTATGCTGTAGTCAAGATGCTGAACGGCTTCTTGTACGTCCCAGCGTGTGGGGGAATCTCTGGGGGCTATGGGGAAGAGACCCTAACTAAGATAGCCAACATAGCAAAAGACAACAAGGTGAACTACGTACTCGTCGAATCCAACTTTGGTGACGGTATGTTTAGCGAGCTTCTCAAGCCTTACTTGCGTAGAATTTACCCTGTAAGCCTAGAGGAAGTTAGTCATCACCAACAGAAAGAAGTACGCATGATCGACACTTTAGAACCCATAATGAACCAACATAGGCTCATAATCGACCCTAAAGTAATTCAAGCGGACTACGATAGTGTACAAGGTTTGCCTCCTGAGAAGGCAGCTCAGTATATGCTCACATACCAGATGACACACCTCACAGCTTTACGTGGTGCTCTCAAGCACGATGATAGGCTCGATGCGTTATCCATGGGTGTGGCTTACTGGACAGAACAGATGGCAGCGGACGTGGACGAGCAAATGGAAGCCCTTGCTGCTGAACGACTTAAACATGACCTAGAGAACTTCCTTACTGGTCAATCAAAGAGTACACTAACATGGACTTAAAAGATGCCCCAATGGTAAAGGTGACTTGGGTAGATGCTCAAGAATCCAACGCTGGGTGGCAAAGCCTAGAAGATATGCAGGCAGCCCCTCTAGCAAAGTGTCAAGAAATTGGCGTTCTAATAGTAAACGACTACGAGAAGGTGGTTGTCTGTCGCTCACGGGTGATTGACGATGGCTTCGAGGAGGAGTTTGAAGACATGGGTGGAGCCTGTATAGCCATCCCTAAGAGCTGGGTAGTCAGGATAGACCGCTTAGCGTGCGTAGGAAGCCTTCAGGAGTCCTCAGGGAGCTTTGAGGGATTAGCCAGTACGTTTGCTTGCCCTGATGGAAGTGACCTTTAGAGAGCCATACAGAGCCTCTGAGCTATATGTTACTTGGAAGGGGGATAAGCAGGGAGAAGTAACGCTCTGCTACCCCCATAAATGGGTGTATGTAACCCATTGATTCCTATAGTGTTCTCACTGGCCACCAGTAAGAGGAACAGATACCCCCCGCCCCCCCTTTGCATACTATAGTATACTATAGGGGTGTAGGGTACTATAGATTAACTACAGGTGTGTCCAATGTACTCAATAAGAATAACTCTTATACTTACTTACTTACTTATACTGATAGGATGTACTGATAACAATAACAAAGGTACACCTCCAGTTCTTACTCCTCCTGATATACCCGTAGCAGAGTACCACTGGCAGTTCATACGCCTAGAGTGGGTACATCCGACACACACCGTTACTGGAGTGTTACCTATAGGGGAACTCAAGGGGTATTACGTGCTTTTTACCGACCTAGATACCTTGTCAATGATTGATTTCGAGACAGGTGTTACCCAGACCTTTGTGGTATCCCTACCTCCTGCCCAATATAGGGTGGAAATCTACACACTTGACATCAATAACTTAATATCTGACCCAATTATTACCAGTATTGCCAAAGAATCCTTCCGATACTACGGTGGATACACCATCAAGTGTGTCGAACCTGAAGGTGTTGGTGCATACCTGAACCCATCTGCTGACTCATCTGGGGTCGGTTACTACTTTAACTGCGAGATAACATGAAATCCTTAACTTACTTCCTATTACTGACTGTATTTGCAGCAGAAAAGGTATTAGGTGCTACGTTTAGCTTTGATGCAGCACCCGTCACTACGTGTGAACCCACACCTAATGGCATATGTGAACCTGTGTATGAATACCGAGTGTACGATGTGACTGATGGTAACGCTGAGTTAGTGGCTACTAGCCCTACACCTAACTTCGTTGCTAACTACCCTGCTGAGACAGGTGTTCAGATCTGCTTTGTAGCCACCGCTTACAACGGCCTAGAGTCCACACCAACCTATGAGGTGTGCGTAACGCCTGAGGTGGCACGACCACTAGCTCCCAGCCAGCTTGAGGTATCGTTTTATTGACCACAGCATCCCCTAGGGCTTCGCGAAAAGACTCCGCCCTAGGGGTGTCAGGTTTTTGACACAATTATCTGAGAGGGTATATCGCCCAACGGGCACCACAAAAGCCCCCCTAGGCCCCTCGCGTTCCCTCCACACACACAAGGGGGCGCCCATAGTCACGCCCCTTGGGTTCCCTTGGGGTTCCTCGGGGTTCCTTGGGGTTCCTTGGGGTGACTCTGGGGAAGTGGGGTGGGGTGCCTGTGGGTTTCTCTAGGGGCCTAGGTGTGCTTGTGTGCCTTATCTGTTCTTGCCTACGCCTAGCCCCTAGAGAAACCCACGGACACACCACACACCCATGGCCACACCACTGGTACACCACACCACACACCACTGGCACACCACGGGACACTAGTCACGCCACTGCGTGTCGTTGGGAACACTAGGGGGTGTGCTCTATCTATTCTGATCGCGCAGTAGGAGGCAACGCCTACGGCATAGCGAGCTGCACTTTTTGTTGCTTATATAGAAGCAAGACACGGCTACCGTAGTCCAGCACCCCGAAACATGGCCTTTAGGGCATGGATAGGGGTGGGCGTGAAAATAAATGAAAAGAAAACCCTATAGAAACCAACGGCTTACAATTTATTTGCATTTATTTTCACTTTATTTGAAAAAAAGGCTTGCACTCTGAAAGATAGCGTGTAAACTTGTTAACAAGTCGGGGCAA